AAACTTACAGTTGCAGGTGTTGATTACACAGACATTGCAATAAGCGATATTCAGCATCAAGCTGGTCGAACAGATATTTACCAGCAACCAAATCCTTCTTACATGCAAATCAATTTGGTGGCTTTATCTGGTCAAACATTACCATTTGATATTAACGACAGTTTAAGTCTGCAAGTCAAGAACACAGCAGGAAATTATGTTAATTTATTTGGTGGGGATATTACAGATATAACTGTTGGAGTTCAGATTACTGGAGCAATTTCAACTGTTGTGCAGTATTCAGTCCTTGCAATGGGATCACTCGTTAAATTAACAAAAGAATTATATGCAGGAACTATTTCACAAGATGAAGATGGTAACCAAATCTATAATCTATTGTCCAGCGTATTGCTCGGCTCTTGGAATGATGTTCCAGCAGCTACAACTTGGTCAGGATATAATGCAACTGAAACATGGGCTAATGCATTAAATCTAGGACTTGGTGAGATTGATACTCCTGGACTCTACACAATGGAAAACAGAGCAGCAGATGTAGATACAATTTTTAACATCGCACAACTAATAGCAAACTCAGCATTTGGATATTTGTATGAAGACAATGAAGGCAATATTGGATATGCCGATGCAGACCACAGACAAACTTATCTCTTAGCCAATGGCTATGTTGATCTTGATGCAAACCATGCTTTAGGTCAAGGACTTAGCACAATCACTCGATCAGGTGATATTCGCAATGATGTGTATATCAATTATGGCAACAATTTTGGCTCGCAGGAAACAGCAACATCTGCAACATCAATTGCAACTTATGGCTATAAAGCCGAAAGCATTCAATCAGTCCTTCACTCAGCTGTAGATGCTCAAGCTGTAGCAGATCGATATATTGCCCAAAGAGCCTTTCCACAACCAGCATTTCAAAGCATTACTTTCCCAATTACAAATCCAGAGATTGACAATAGTGATCGGGATAATCTGCTTGGCGTATTTATGGGGCAACCTCTAAACATCCAAAACCTACCTGCACAAATTTCACTAGGTGAGTTTGAAGGCTATGTTGAAGGTTGGTCATGGAGCACTAGATTTAATGAATTATTCCTGACGATTAACTTGTCGCCTGTGGCATTTAGCCAAGTGGCGATGCGTTGGAATACCACACCAATTACAGAGGCTTGGAACACTTTAAGCCCAACATTGACATGGGAATACGCTACAATCGTAGCCTGAGATAAAGGACAATATGGCAACCACTACTAACTATGGCTGGACTACACCAGACGACACCGCGCTGGTCAAAGATGGCGCAGCTGCTATTCGCACACTTGGTTCATCTGTTGATACAACAACCAAAGCATTAAACCCATCAACAACTTTGGGCGATATTGAATATCGTTCATCGACTGCAAATACAAACACAAGACTTGGAATTGGAACAACTGGTCAAGTTTTAATTGTTGCAGGTGGTGTGCCAAGTTGGGGATCAGTAGCAAGTAACGCTAATTTTACATTGCTAAACTCAGGTGGGACAGCTTTGTCAGGTTCAGCAACAGTTACAGTTTCAGGAATATCTGGTAAAGATAAAATTTTAGTTGTTGTAGATGGCGCAAGTTCTGCAAGTGCTAACCAATATGTTAATTTAAGATTAAATACAGATACAGGAGCGAATTACAATCAATTTGGTTATACTGCTTATTCTGGCAGCACTTATTCTTCAGCAAATGACAGTAGAGAAATTTCTAGTTTAACATCAACTTCAATTGCATTAGCAGCAACTTCAAATAATGCTAGTTCTGTTGTTGGTGCTTATGTTTATTTGGAAGGATGCAATGCTTCTGGAGTGAAGATTTTTCAAAGTGCTGGTTCTGCAAGTCCAGCTGGGGGCAATGCGCAAGAGCCTTTTATTACTGGTGGTTTTTATTCAGGTTCAAGCACTATCTCTTCAATTTCAATTACAGCAGCAAATAGTTTTAATGGTGGAACTGTCTATGTTTACACAAGCGCATAAGGAGTAATCATGAAAATAACAGAAAAAGAATTTAACGCAATAACTGGTGAGGAAACAATTACTGAGCGTGATGAAACTGCTGCTGAGAAAAAACAACGGGAAGCATTTGCTAAAGAGGTTGCAGCAAGACAAGCCGAAGCCCAAACAAAACAAGCAGCCAAACAAGCAATTGCAGATCGTCTTGGTTTAACTGCCGATGAACTTACATTGTTACTTGGCTAATGAAGGCTTGGTTATCTAAAGCTGCTATTCAGTTAAGAGAGCAAACGGATGATGCTTTCTTGGACAGGTCTAGGCTCAGCGATGGCTGGATCGGTGATCGTAAGCATCAACATAGAAAATCCGATCATAACCCCTTGCCATCAGGTGAAGTATGCGCAATCGACATTGACGCTGGCTTATCTAACGAACAAGGAATTAGTCATGCTTTGGCAGATCAAATTCGATTGGCAGCAAAAAAAGATAAGCGTATTTCTTACATAATTCACGCTGGCAAAATTGCTAGTGCTAAATCATTTTGGAAGTTCATCAAGTATCGTGGAATAAATCAACATCACCGACATATCCATATTTCATTCAAACCAAATCAAACAGGCGAGTTCTTTAACATCCCACTACTAGGAGGAACAAATGGCTGATAACTATAAAATCTCAATAGATCAGGGCGCAACTTATAGTTTAGCCTTAACATATAAAGACAGCGCAGGAGCAGCAATTAACCTAACTGGTTACACAGCTGCCATGCAAATCAGAAGCAGTTATGAAAGCACAAGCACAGTTTTAAGTTTGACATCTAGTGCTGGAATTGTCATCACCGCTGCGACAGGATTATTGACAGTTACTATTACATCAACTCAAACTGCTGCATTAACTCCGGCAGTCTATGTTTATGACTTAGAAATCACATCAGCTTCAAATGTTGTTACTCGCTTGATCCAAGGATCTGTCATTGTTTCTGCTGAGGTAACTAGATGAGCAATACTTTAACAGTTACTGAGGTAGTTAATTCCGTAACAGTTACGCCTGTAAATAACACAGTTAATGTATCAGGAGTAGGCACGCAGGGTCCATCAGGGGCTACGGGTGCAACTGGCGCAACTGGTGCTACTGGTGCTACTGGATCATCAGGTGTTGTAACAGTCAACGCCCCGATTACAAATGCTGGCACTTCATCAGCTGCAAACTTATCAGTATCTACTGGCACAACTGATGCTGTTGGAGTATTGCAATTAACCGATTCAGTATCTAGCACTAGCACTACAACGGCTGCAACGCCTAACTCAGTTAAAACTGCTTATGATTTTGCTAATTCACAACACGCTTTACTTGACCCAATTTCAGGGTCGTATTATAGAACTCCCACAAATAATACAATTCTTACTGGTGCTTCAACCGCAAATAGGACTTATTATACAGCAATTCAATTTTCTAAATCAGTAACCTTAGATAGAATTGCAATTGCTACTGGAAGCAATTTTTCAGGAACAGCCTCTGTGCGTTTAGGTATTTTTGCTAACACAAATGGAAAGCCTGGAGCCTTAATCCTTGACGCTGGAACAGTTGCACCTAGCGCTCTTTCAACGGCTTATTCAATAACAATAAACCAAACATTAGCGGCTGGTGTTTATTGGTTTGCCAATAATACAATAACTGCTGCAGGCACAAATACTTACTATGGTGTTGGAAACAACAACAACAATAATATTAATTTATTTGGTGGTGCATTATCCACTACTCCTATTACAAGTGGTATTGCAGGATTTCAAGAAACATATACCGCTACAACTGCCTTTGCTAACGCTGGAACAGTCAGTGCAAACGCAACAATGTTTCTCACTTTTGTGAGGGTTGCATAATGGCAAAACTAATCACTTACGGCTTAGGCGGCTATGACCAACTAAAACCAAACAACAACATTGTCGAGGAAATCGACATCCCAGATGAGGAGACAAATGAAACTAACTAACAAACACAAAGCAGCAATCAAGTCATATCTAAGAGCTGTTGCAGCCTCTGGTATTACTGTCCTATTAGCAATCGTTGCAGACATTCGACCAGAACTTGCAATCCTTGCAGGTGCGTTAATTGCACCTCTTGCAAAAGCAATTGATCCAAGTTCAGGCAAAGAAGCTGATTACGGCGTTAATGCGAAATGACACCGAACGAATGGGTTGGATTAGCCGTTGGCGCATGCGCTATCGCAAGCAGTATATTGTTGGTTCTACGCTGGGTTATTAAATCCTACCTGCAAGAACTTAAGCCCAATGGTGGCTCATCAATTAAGGACACAGTTTGCAGATTGGAATTACAAAGTTCTCGACTTGAAAAGCGTGTTGATGATCTGTTCGTTCTAATTAGTAAGCAATAATTTTCCTATGGCGAACACACGCAAAACCACTAAACGGACAAAGATCAATAGGCGCGTAGTTCGCCACACTCCTGATCCAACAAAGATTGATGCACATTACATTGCGTTGCACGAATGTTACAAAGCAGCTCGTAAAGCAGGATTTACACCAGAGCACGCATTCTGGTTAATGACAGAGCATAAGACTTTTCCTGATTGGGTCGTAGGTGATGGGGGAATTATTCCTTCCATAGATCCAACTGACGATGAGGATGACGATTAAGCGATATTTAGTTATCAGCGATCTTCAAATTCCATACCATCATGAGGCAGCAGTCAAGAATGTTATTAAACTTGCACGCCGTGAGGAGTTTGACAGCGTTCTATGTGTTGGCGATGAGATTGACTTTCAAACCATTTCTCGATGGGCTGAGAAAACACCTTTGGCTTATCAGCAAACCCTTGATGAAGATCGCACAGCTACTCAAGAGATCCTTTGGGCATTAACTGAAAATGCTAAAGAGGCTCATATTGTCCGCAGCAATCATACTGATCGCCTTTATAACACTCTCTTAAAAGTTCCGGGAATGCTTTCGCTTCCTGAGTTGCAATACGCCAAGTTTATGGACTTTGATAGTTTAGGCATTACCTTCCACAAATCATTTTATGAGTTCGAAAAAAATTGGATATTAGCGCATGGGGATGAAAGTAATGCAAACCCTAACGCAGGCTTGACTGCCCTAAATCTTGCCAAGAAGGTGGGTAAGAGCGTAGTTTGTGGGCATACCCATAAATTGGGCCTATCGTCTTTTTCTGAGGGCTTAGGAGGGCAATACAGGACGATTTACGGCATAGAAACTGGTAACTTAATGAACAAAGCCAAAGCCTCTTACATAAAAGGGATCGCTAACTGGCAGATGGGCGTAGTCATTTTGGACTGGGATGGCAAAAACATGAGCCCAACTCTTATTCCCATTAACAAAGATGGCAGTTTCACAGCTCTTGGAAAGTCGTATGGGGCTTGAGACCGATTATAGGGATCGTTCGATTGATGACCATATCGATGAATTTGAGGATATTGGCGTTATCTAATCGTTATAAAACACGCCGAAAGTAATTAACCAAAGGTCATTGCTTTAAGTCATACTTTATGTATTCACAGAGATGCTGTGGATATGT